ACTTCATCTATCGGGTTGGCGAAATTGTAGAAGTGGATAATTTCGATGAAGACAGGTTTAATGAATGTTCAACCGGAATTCACTTTTTTATTGCAAGAGAATCAGCGGTTGCTTATTAGTAATCCGATAAAAAAAAATATACAGTTATGGAAACAGTTGAAATAGTAGTGCTGATACTTTTTGCAGCATGGTCGGTGCTTATGATCATCGCAGGCTGGAATAATCACGGAAAGAAACGTAATAACAACAATTAAAACACAAGACAACAATGGAAAGATTAATAAATTTGACACAGGAAGAGATGCTTGCTTTCGTGCAGGCTGAAGTGAAGGAATCTGAAGTTGAAAAGATGATGTCAACACATACGATCATTCAGAAGTTCGGAAAAAAGTATGTGGTTTGCAAGTGCGAAAGGCCGCTCGGTTATGAAGCAGATTTCCTAAATTCAGGAATGGCGCTGACAGGTATTTTGATGGAAGGCGAAAGTTTGCGCGACTTCATCGAGTATCGGTTACGCATGAAAAATGTTTGGAAAATAAGAAGTCGGAAAAGGCATAATTGACAAAAAAACTATGGTAAGATTATAAGACACGGAGATGATAATGCATGACTACAAATGTTTAATAAATGTATTAATATGTAAAAATAGTATGCTATTTAGTTAAAATCGTTTGCTTTTGTTAAAATCGTTTTTCGGTCGTTTTTCGTTTCAAGTAGCGGTGTGCAAATTTTTTTGATTTTTGCTCGCCGCTTCGATTTTTTATTTAATTCGTTATGTTTCAGGTAATTAAGTGAGTTGAAAAATAAAAAAGTAAAATTTTGCTCCGAATTTTTACCGAAAATTTTATTCGAGTAATTATTTGAGTTTCAAGGATTAATGAGTAAAAAATAAAAAATAAATTACTTATATAGAATATATAAATATAAATATGATAGTACTGTATATGCTCTATATATAGTTTTTAAAACAACTGCTTATTTTATATTTTTCGCTGAAACGTAATACAGGAGCGGCTTTGAGGCGATAAGCAAAAAAATGTAAATTTATTTTCTGCATTTTGGCTTGTTTACAATCGAATTTTTGATGAATTTCATGGAATTTTGAAAAATATTTCTGTTTTCGAGAACAACGAATGAAAAAATTATACTATATTTGGCGCGATGATAAAAATTCAAAAGGAGTTGGAAAAGATAACATAGCATGGGATACGTATCCTGAAGATTATCCATTTACAAATGAACCAAAACGAAAAGACTATGGCACTATACGATAAACAGGAATTAGTTAAGATGGCAGAGGAAGCTATAAAGCGAAACAATTTGTTTTTTGTTCACGATATTGTCGCTTGGCTTCCTTGTAGCAATTCTACTTTTTACGAACTATTTCCAGATGGCTCGGACGAACTGGACTACCTAAAGAGATTGTTGAACGAGAACAAGATACGTACAAAGTCTGCTATCAGATCGAAGTTATTCAAATCGGACAAGGCAGGCGAGTTATTGGCGTTGTATCGTTTGATATGTACACCAGATGAGCGAAGGATGCTAAATCAGCAATACATCGAGATGAACACGAACGACAAAGGATTGACGGTTAATTTCATAGACAAGTCAAAAGACGACGACAAATGAACATCGAGACAGGGACAATATTTAAGATGACAAAGAAAGCCTTTGAAGACGAAAAGAAGATCGTGATCTTGAAAGGCGGGACAGGGTCAGGCAAGACGTTCGATATAATGTTGTTTCTGTTATATATAGCTTTGAAGTTGAAGGATCAGGTGATAACGGTTGTCTCTGAATCGAGGCCTCATCTCGACATCGGGGCTATACGTATATTGGAGGGAATTTGTAAGAAGATAGGATTGTGGACAAAAGATAATTGGAACATCACGACGGCACGATGGACCGCACCGACAGGATCGATCATCGAGTTTTTCTCTGCGGACAGGATCGACAAGGCACTCGGAGCACGTCGCGATTGGTTATTCGGAAATGAGATTAACTCACTGAAGAAGGACGTATGGGATGAATTGGCAAGACGATCGGAGAACGTTATCGGAGACTTCAATCCGACATCGCAGTTTTGGCTTGAGGATTGGCTTATGAATTATAACGACACGATCGTAATTAAATCGAATTATCTCGATAATCCTTTCCTGCCTGAAACAGAAAAAAACAGGATAGCAACACGTGCAAAGAGAGACAAGAATTTCAAACGAATTCACATTGATTGTGAATATGGAATAAGTGAAGGCGTAATATTCAGCAATTGGCAGCAAATCGATGTTATGCCTGAAGGAGATGGAGTTTACGGTTTGGACTATGGTTTCTCAAACGATCCGACTGCGCTGGTAAAAGTTATTGAAACACATGAAGCGTTCTATGTTGACGAACTGATTTACAGAACAGGACTATTAAACCGCGACATTGTAAGATTGATGGAGCAATTAGGAATAAGAAAAGATTATGACGAAATCATTGCTGACAGTGCAGAACCAAAAAGCATTCAAGAGATGCACAACGCTGGTTTCAACGTTAAGCCTGCAAAAAAGGGAGCTGACAGCATACGAGTAGGTATCGACAAGCTGCAAAGCAAGCCGATCTATGTAACGAAGCGAAGCACGAATTTGATTAAGGAGTTTCGCAATTATTGCTGGGCGGTTGACAAGGACGGCAAGCCTACGAACAAGCCGATCGACGCGTATAATCACGGAGTTGACGCATTCCGATATGCTATTTCTCCAGAACACAATTTCAAATTTGCTATAAAGTAAAAAATCGATGGGACTGTTTACAAGAAAGAAAAAGACGGATAACGTTAAGAAGTTGCAAGCGTTTTATGCTTCAGTTATCGGGAGTAACCCTGTCGTTTGGTACAGTTACAACGCTGAAGACTTTGTGAAGAACGGTTACACGTCGAACGCAGAAATTTATAGCATTGTAAAGAAAATCATCGACAAGGCCAACGTTGCAACTCCTTACCTTTATGTCGATAAACAAGGAGTTAAATCGAAACGATATTTGACAACGAAAGGATCGCGAGACACGGCCTTTGGTGCTGCAGAACATCGTCTCGAGATACACAAAGCACTTGATTACGCACCTGACAACCTCGATTTGTCGATGCTATTAAAGAAGCCGAACGCGGAGCAAATATGGCGTGAGTTTATCACTCTTGTAAGAATTTTCTATTTTGTACAAGGAGAAGCGTTCATTTATAGAGAAGCTGGCGACGACAATTGTGCATTGTCGCTTCATGTTATCCCTGCGCACCTGATGAACATGCACATCGATAACGGAAAGTTGGTAGGCTGGAGGATGAATTTGTTGAACGGAAAGTATCGAGATTTTCTCGGCGACGACATGAACGACATACTTCACATGAAGATGCCGAACCCGTTGTTCGACGCGAAATATAGTCAGTTTCGAGGATTGTCGCCGTTGTTGGCAGGATTGAAATATTTGAAGCTTGACGACACTGCTATTGAGAGCTGGGTTAAGTCGGTTGAGAACGAAGGAGCGAAAGGTTTGATTTCACCTAATCACCCTAATCCTGAATTGTGGTTGACGCCTGATCAGGTAGACAAGACGCAGGCAACGGTAGAAACTAAAATACACGGAGCTGATAACAGAAACAAGATAGTTGTAAGTGCAATGCCGCTTCAATATACGCACATCGGTTTGTCACCTGATGCGTTGAACATCATACAAGGACTTGATCATGCAGGTTACAAATTGTGCGATTTGTGGGGAGTTCCAGCTACGTTGTTCGATCCGAACCCGACATATCAGAACATGAAGGCGGCAAGTGAAAGGTTTGTAAAGGAAGTTATATTGCCTTACTTATCAACCGAAGAAGACAAGCTAAACAGATGGCTTGTTGAACCGTTTCAAGTACGCGATAAAAAGAATTACGTTATCGATTACGATCTTTCGTCGTATGAAGAATTAAGGCTAACAGCTGATCAAACCGACGCCTATTTGAAAACTCACACGATCAATGAAGTACGTGTGATGCTTGGCAGCGATGAGCTTGAAGATGAATATGCAAATCAGGTGTTCGTACAACAAGGAATGGTCCCGTTATCGGATTATAACGTTGAGGATATACAGATATGAGACTTACGCGTTACATACAGATCGAAAGCAGAAGGCAGGCAACTTATGAAAGGTTGTTTGCAAAAGAAGTTTTGAAAGCGTTCAAAAAGAACGCAGAGATGTGGATCGATTTCAACATAGTAGGTAATGCGGTTGGTGAAGCACTTGAAAATGTTTATCGAGTTACGTTGGAAGATTATCTTTCGAGACAATGGGAGCAATTGGACGGAAACGTTATTAAGAAGAAGGAAAGATTTTTCATGCCGGCATGGTCGCAGTGGATCGAAAACTATATTTTGGCTACATTGGTAAACAAGGTAGTCGGCATTGACGACACGACACGTGAGCTTCTGATGCAGGAAACGATCGCAAGCACGTCGATCGGTGAAACGAGATCAGAATTTTCGAAGCGGATCATGAACGTGATGGGAGGTGCTGCAGGCAAGAGAAGGGCGAGAGTTATCGCGAGAACTGAAGCAGGCAATGCGATAAACATCGCAAAAGCGAAGTCGGCAGAAGATTGGGCAGCACAAACTGATATACCGATTGGCAAATTGTGGATACATCGCGGTGCGAAAGACCCTCGCGATTGGCATGTTGCGATGGACACAGGTGTTGAGATACCTAAAGATGAACCGTTCATC